ACATAGCATCTTAACCAATTTAACGTTTTCAATTAAAATGTTTTCATGACTATAAACTATGGTATCATTTACCTTATAAAGTTTCTGATGTGAAGGGTTGTAAATTTGTGTTTTTTCAGAAACAAGTTGAGTTAGGTCTCCGTCACTCGAGTAAACGATTTTGTTTTCGTTTGGTGAATTTTGCGTGTAATATGCGATACTGTCGTCCGTTTCACACAATGGATACTCTCCTTGTCTTACAAATAATTCTTCTAAGTATTGTTTGACTCTTTGTCTTTGGGTATTGTACGAATTGATTTCTTCGTCGGTTCTTAAACGAGACCGTCTATTTTCTTTATATAAATGATATATCTGTTTTCTTGGTTGGTGTCCGTTTTCTCCGTCCCAAAATACGACAATCTTGTCTAAATGGTATATCTCAAACGATCTCCTAAGAGTATTAATAAAATGATACAATGCTCCAAAGTGCTTTCCTTTATAGAAGTGATTCTTAAGACCATAGAAACCAATTGTAAGTAGATTATCTCCATCAACTAATAAAACAGACATTTATTCATTTATATTATAGGTCACTTTCTTCTGTTACAACTTCTACGTCTTCGATGTCTGTAACATTAACACCTAACATCTTACTGATGTATTCACCACACTCTTTTTTGTATTCTTCAAGAGATTTCTTTTCTTCACCTTCTTCTCTTCCACTCATAAATCCGTGTGATGTAACCAAGATACGTCCATCTTCATATCCCAAACCATTGATATGGTTCTTCATGATAGAGATTTTTGTTCTTGTTGCAATTTTAACTTTTCTCTTATCTTTAGTGATTGAAATTTTAGTTGTACCCGCTCCTTTTTGATTACCAAATAAGAATACAATACTTGAGTTTAACCAAATTGCTTCTCCACCTTTTGCTTTAATCTTTGGTTGTCCAAAAGGATTGTCAGGTAATTCTACCCAAGGTTGATTAACGATGATTAATGTGTTTGTATAAGGTTTATCTGTCCTTCTTGACCCTGAGATACGTTGGTTGATACCCATTCCAATTTTGTCAGCTAATACCGATGCATTGTGTTGTTTACCACCTTTACCGTCGTAAGTCATCTTACATGGAACCGAACCTACCGAATCCCAAAGGATTAATAAATCGTGAGGTATATCTCCCTTTTCTTGTGCATCTAACAATTCATTGATATATTCTGTAATTTGTTCGATATATTCAAAATCACTATTGAAAAGATAATCTCCATTTCTATCAAAACCCATTAATTCTGCGTGGTCCCAACTCCATTTTTGTTCTGTGATAATAAACACAGGAACAATGTTTTTCTTTTGTGCGTCTACTGCTGACTTTACAAGTGCGGTTGTTTTACCCGTATCACTATGTCCTAATAACATATTGATGTGTCCCATTGCAGGTCCAGGTATACCCGTTGCATCCAAGAAAGCATCTCCCAAATCGAAGAAACGGTCTGGTTTATATTCGGCCTCTTTTGAGAATTTCTTCTTAATCGCCGAGAAATCTGTTTTTTTAATTCCTGCCATGTTGTTGTTTTTAAAAGATGTTCCCGACATTAGTGTCGGGAACATATTATGAATTAATTAGAATGGTAAATCCGAATCCGTATCGTCTTCTTCTTGTGGGTCAACCACAGGAGTTGCCGTTTTTGGCGCCGATAATACTTCTTCACCTTGTGCATTTGAAACCCACTTCTTAGAATCATTATCCCAACGTGGTTCTTCACCTCTTGCAACCATTTCAAGATATTCTTCAGGTTTTTTGGAATATACATCAGACCATGTTAGTTCATCACCTAACCATACTTTTGCAACCGCCTCATCTGTATTAAGAGGTGAGGAGTCTTCAGGGATAATAGAATTAATTGTTGTGTACTCTTTACCTGTACCCGATTTAGTTAGGGTTAAGAACAAGGTTAAATCACGTCCATTTTCAGGATTACTGATGTCACCTTTCTTTTGGAAGATTGGGAAGATTTTATCTAAGATACCATCTTGTTTTGCGTTGTGCTTAAATCTCCAAAATTTGGGACCATCTTGTTCGTGGTCACGGTCGATAACTTTAACAATATAGAATTTACGTGAACGATATTGACGAGCTAATTCACGGTCAGAGTCAACACCAGTCATCTCTAAACCTTCTTTAACTTCGTTCAATGGTGAACGTTTTCCTTCTTGTTTTGGGTCAAAAAGTTTTACCCATTTTCCACCTACTTGAATTTCGTGGAAATACACCTCTTTAAATGGTGAGGAACCATCTTGGGTAGGAAGAATACGAATTCTTCTCTCTTCACCCTTAGAACCTTTAAGAAGTACAGTTGTGAAGTATTTCTTCATTCTGTCTTCTTGGTTAAATTTGTTTGCATTGCCACTTGTGGCGTTTTTGCTTTTCTCGTACTGTGCTAGTACTGCATCAAATGTTGACATAATTTTTAAATTTTAATTATAAATTCAGTTATAAAAAAAGATACATAAAAAAACCCGAATTATAAAATCCAGGTTAAATTATTTTTAAAATATTTTTAATTTGTTACGTTGCGGTAGGACTCGGTGACGGAGTACCACTTGGTGTAGGACTTGCCGTTGGTGCTGGTGTACTGCTTGGAGTTGGCGCCGGAGTACTACTTGGTGTAGGACTTGCCGTTGGTGCTGGTGTACTACTTGGAGTTGCGGTAGGATTATTAGTTTCAGTCGGGTTAGGTGTTGGATTTGGAGTATTGGTTGGTGTGGATGTTGGATATGCTGTTGATGTAGGCGTTGCAGTTGGTATTGGTAATCCCCATGATATTGTATAATCGTCGGAAGTACCCATTGAACTGTTTTTAGCTTGTACTTTGTATCCATATGTACTTCTTAATACATTGGCCATACTGTCATCCATATATTGATTTGGAACCACTATATAATAACGACCGTGTGCTGTTGCACCCGTAACTAATTCATTTATGTATGATAAACTAGTTCTTGTTTGTGTTGAACCTGTTGTTGCGAATGAACCTGAAATCATTTTTCTTAATTATTTTATTCTAAAGTTAATAAATAACTTAATTTATTTAATTCACCTAACATTTCGTCACGAATATTCAATAAATCAGTATCTGTAGGGTCTAATTCCATTTGTACGAATGCACTCCTAACAGTTGTGATTAATCCTTTCATATCTATATCTGATAAGTTATTTAATTGTATTGTTTTGGTTTCATCATCTAATGTGAATCTTCCATATTTTCCCATTGAAGCTTCAATAAAGGTATCAATTAAACCATCCAAAACTTCGTAAAATCCTCCAAAAGCATTGTGTCTAGCAAAACCTTTTGTTTGCCAATGATTAATTCTCATCTGCATTTGTAATCCCAATAAAAAATTTACATTAGTAGCGATATTCATCTTGTTGGTTTTCAGGATTAAATGAAGTTTTTACAGTATCGGCTGAATAATCTTGTACGTCTTGTTTTGTTAATACATATTCATTTTTACCACTTTGTCTCATTTCACCTTGTTTTGCGGCGAAGAATTGTTGTGGGTTTTGATTGAACGGATAAGAATCCAATGAACGCATTTCAAGTCTTTCTTGAGCGGTTGGTTCTTTCATGTTTTGTATTTTAGTACCCAACTCGTCAATTTTTGCAATCACTGAATCCATGCTAGATAATTTTTGTTCCAAATCACCTAACTTACTGAAAACAGAATCCATTTGTCCAATCACATTACTGTTGTCATTTTTATTGTCATCAATATCCTTTTTAATACTTTTAGTCATATTAACTAAATCTGTAATATCAATTTCTTCAGTGTCTCCACCCATATCCCCATCTAAATCATCAGTTGGTGGTGGTGGTACCGATGCATCATCAGCCGGAGGAGTCGTGGTATCATCCATTGGAGGTAATGCTGAGTCGTCAGCCGGTGGCATTGCAGCATCATCTGTTGGTGGTGCTGGAGGTGCATCCTGTTCCATAATCATTTTCTTAGCATATTTGTTAATTGCTCTGTGACGATTAAGTTCTTCTAATAATTTTTGTTCTAACATAGCTTTAGTCTTGT